GCACCGGAATTCCATTTATTCTGGTTGGTATGGGCAAGATCAGGGATAATCTTTCCCGCTTCCCGCAAACCTCATCACGTGTTTCGCAATATGTCCGTTTTGAGCCAGCAACCAAAAGTGATGTGCAGAGCTTCATTGAACAGGTTTGCGAAGTTTGCGTTGCCGACGATCTGATTACCTTCGTTCATAAAGTAACTGCCGGTTACAATCGCGAGATCAAAGAAGCAATGGCAAATGTTGAACGGTTCGGACTGCGCAATCCACCATCAGATGATAACGGCATCACCATGGCCGACATGGCCGGTCAGTTTCTGATTAATGACCGCCGCACAGGTAACCCTATTCATGTGCCGGAGGTGATTTGATGACTGGTGTTGCAATAAATCAAATGGCAATTCGCCGATCACTTTCAACAGGCGTTTGTCTGACAATTAATGAACTGGACACTAGGCTTGTTAACATCAAGCGATGTGAAATCATCAAATCTGTCGGCAATATGATTAGCAATGGCTATGCCGAGCGGGTTGAACGCGGATGCTATCAACTAACCCCGAAAGGCTTGAGGTCCGCTGACAAGAACGAAGTTCTGACTTCGGGGCCAAAGGGGCCAGATAGTTCGGCAGCCCGCAAACCGATTCCTGACACTATTCGTCAGCGGGCCTGGAATGTCATGCGTCTACCAGGAAGTTTCACCATACCGGATTTGATTACCATTGTGGTTATAAATGGTGAAACCGGTGCTGCTGACAACCTGCAAAAATACTGCAAAACACTGGCAACAGCAGGCTATTTGATGATTTTGGCTGACCGTGCCAAAGGAACACGCCCAGGATCAAATGGTTTTATCCGATACCGCCTGATCAAAGACACCGGTGAAATTGCACCCGTAATCCGCCCGAAAACCAAGACCCTCTATGACCACAATTTAGGCGAGGAGGTATCATGCAAATGAACTGGCTTGATATCTTACGTGAGCAGGTCGAAGAAGCGGGCAGCATTCAGGCTGTTGCCAATCAGTTGGGTTATTCTCGGCCAGCAATATCACTGGCTCTGAAGGAAAATTACCCAGGCGGCACAGACCGCCTCGCAGCCAAGGTTGTCGCTACATTCTGCGACCGGGTTCTCTGCCCTCACTCAAAAGAAAACCTGTCGCAAGGTGAATGCACTTACTTGCGGACCCGCCCGTTACCGCAATCAGACGTCAGCGAACTTCGGCACTGGTACGCCTGCCGAAACTGTCCAAACAATCCCGACAAAACAGGAATGAAACCATGTTGAGTACCGACCTGAGAAACCTTACCGGCCAATTTGAACTGGCCCGTTGTGAAACCGGAGCAATCACCCTTTCAGGTGATGCACTTAATGCCATGATTGCCAGCTTGCAGCATATGCATCAACTGGCTGAACATTTTGAGAATATCGAAGTGCCGCAAACATGGCGTCAGACCAAACAGCCTTTTGCCGACAACGTAATCGTGCTGCCAGTTGCACCCCGTTTCAATACGGCCTCTCGGGAAGATCAGACTGGTGGTGCGGCATGAGCAACCTTACCACTACCAAACAACTGGCCAACAAAAAGAACTGGAGCGTCGATGATTTGGCCCAGATCATCGGCTATGTGATGATGGGTGAGACAACTGCCTATATCGCAGATCAACTCTATTTTTGTGAACTTGATGTTCGTGAGGTCATTCAGGAAACCCTGTCTGAATTGTCAACTCGCAGTTTCCATGATCACGCCAGGGTTTTGGGAGTTTTACCAAAACAGGATGCGCCAAAACCGTATAACAAGCGCCGGTTTGTCCGGGTTCCAAATCCCAAGCCTTATAAAACAGTTGATGTGACGCCAGCCTGTTTCGGTGATCCACCACCTGTTCGCAGCGCCCTTCATAACCGACCTGAAAGCCCTAGTTTCAAAACCCTGCTTAATTCCATAGCAATAGCCCCCCAAAAGGAGAATACGCATGACTGTTAAAAGAAAAGCCAAGGCCCACAATCTGCCCGTGCCACAAAGCAAACAGGAAGCCGCTGATCAGATCAAGCGGATCGGTGATTTGCGCCGCGATATCGACAAGCGCGAAACGAAAATGAAAGACTCGCTGGCAACGATCAAGGCCAAGGTTCAGGAAACAATTGAGCCAATCAATGAAGAATTGGAAGGCCTTGAGGAAGGTGTGCGCATGTGGTGCGAAAGCAACCGCGACTTGCTAACCGCCCAAGGTAAAATCAAAACGGTTGATCTTGGTACCGGAAAGATCAAATGGCGCATGCGACCAGCCAAGGTTAACTTGCGTGGTGTTGACACCATTATTGAAAAATTGCAAAGCAGCAAAGTCCTCAAAAAGTTCCTGCGCACCAAAACGGAAATCGACAAGGAAGCCATTCTTAAAGATACAGCGGCGGCTGAAAAAATTGCCGGTGTTTCCATTGCAACCGGCATTGAGGATTTTGTCATTGAGCCATTCGAAGCCGAGGTGGCCCGATGAAGGATTCGGTCACCGCATTTGAGGGTTACCAGATGCAGGTCAAAGGCATTTGGCTTGAACTGGTTGGCCTAGGCGCTGTCCAACCTTTTGCTGACGATCCGTTTCACGGCCTTGAAGAAGGCTATGTGCGCACCGTCACCGGCCTCATGCGTTTTGCAGACTTTCAGGTCCAGCATTGGTTGAACCTGATTGATGCGCTGGAGCGCAAACGCTTTGTGGCGCGCCGTAAGGCAGGATTATTGCCTGACAGACAAGGGAAACGATGATGGAGAGCAACAATGTCTAACGCCGCCATTGCCAAAATCCATATCGCCAAAAAAGAACTGGCCCTTGATAACGAGACTTACCGGTCTATCCTCAAGCGGGTTACTGGCTCTGTGTCTTCAAAAGGCATGACCGCAAAACAACATGCGGATGTCCTTGCTGAATTTAACCGTCTTGGCTGGAAGGTCAAAACCGCACCATCATCGCGCTATCGAAAAGCCCATCCCAACCCACTCATCCGCAAGGTTTGGGCGATGGGAAAGGAACTTGACCGGCGCAGCTATTGGGACTTGCCATGGAAAAAGGCAACCGTTGCATTTGTCAGAAAAGAAACCGGCGTTGATGACCCGGACTGGCTGGACAACGTTCAGGCCAGCAAAGTGGTTGAAGCCCTCAAGGCAATTTCGAGGCGTCTGTGATGGAATACAACCCAATGCTAACGGCAAGCCGCCATTCCCATTACGCTACCGCCACCACTTTCGTAGGTTTCCGGATCATAAATGAATATGGATTTCAGCTCGCCTTTTGGCGCACCAGCATCAGGCAAGACCATGCAAAGATACTGAGCAAATCCATTCCTGCTGGTGCCATCAGGTTGCAAAGCCACATACAGCACATTGGCACCCGGACTGCGCCATTTGGCTTTAACCACTTTTTTCTCTTTTTTGATCAGCTTCAGCGCTTTGGTTTGCCAGGGCTTCAATTTTTGCGCAGCAAAGGCCTGATTGGTAAAAGCAACACTCACCAGCAGGGCGAGGATCATGGCAAGGTAACGCATCCCGGTCTCCAATATATATTTAACAATACGTACTATAAGTGGCTCTCAGTCAGGAGGCAATCACATGCCTGCTAAACCTTCTTTGCCAGTCACCAATCATGCTGTTATCCGCTATCTTGAGCATGTAGCTGCTGTTGATATTGAGGCGGTGCGCCAACGTATTCATGAGGACACAAAAGACGCGATAGCAGCTGGTGCCAGAGGCATCACAGCTAACGGTATCACATACAAATTCAAAGATGGTCAGGTGACAACCGTCTGGCTTGATCAGTGCCATTTGCGCCCGATCATCTGGCCACAGGAGAGCCAAGAAGAATGAGTGCGGCACCTAATCATAAACCTCATGATTTTACCGGCGACATGGCCGATGTGGCCGATATCTGTGGCACTGACATTGCCCAGGCGCTGGTTAATAGCCTGCCTGGCATTGAAGTCAAAATTCCTAAAACATGGTCGCAGCACAATGTGCTTGCCAGACTTGAACGAGCCATTGCCGATGTGCTGATCGAAAACTTTCCTGGCGATGTTTTTTACATCCCGACCGGCAAAGGCAGCACAGAAACCAGACAACAAGCCCGCACCCTTCGGCTTGAAGGTAAAACAAACACAGAAATTGCCCTGCAACTGGGCATTACCGAACGCCATGTACGCGGTCTATTAAATTCCGAACTTCCAGCCCCGCGCAAAGTTGATTCCCGCCAGATAGATATGTTTTCCAAACCGGATAACACATCAGACTAGCGGAACTGTTCCGGCGAAACCTCGATATTAAATGAGCAATGTTGTCCCAACTGATTTGAACCTTGGTGGGAGATTGAAAAATGTGGTTTTTACGGGTTGCAGCAGTTGTGTTGACCATTGCCATGATTGCCATCGTAATTAGTGGCGCAATGGATGACCATCCCCAAGATGCCAAGTCAGACCGCCTGCCTCTTTCTTCTTTCCAGAAAGGTAATTAGGCCATGTCTGTTAAGTTCATCAAGCCACGTCGCAAAGTCACAAAGGTCTATTTACACTGCTCGGCCTCAGACCATCCAAACCACGACAATGCCGCCACGATGGATGCCTGGCACAAGGCCAGAGGCTGGAGTGGCATCGGATATAACTTCTTTATTCGCAAAAGTGGACTGATCGAAATCGGTCGGGATATTAACAAAATCCCGGCAGCACAAGCCGGGCACAACCGTGGTTCTATTGCAATCTGTTCACATGGACTGGCAATCGAAAAGTTCACAGAAGAACAATTCAACTCCCTGCGCGATATTTCCGGCCAGATTGATGATGCGTATAACAGTCGGATCACTTTCCACGGCCATTGTGAGGTATCGGCAAAAGCCTGCCCGGTCTTTGATTACAAGGCTGTTCTGCAGCTCGATAAACACGGTCACCTCGGGGCGTCAACGGTCTCGCATCAAGAACCCGTTAAAGTAGTTGACGGGCAATGGCCTGAACTGAAATCAGGTGCGAAGGGTCCAGCCGTAGAGCGATTGCAACAATTATTAAACATCAAAGTTGATGGTGCATTTGGCCCCAAAACGGCCCGAGCGGTTCGCGCCTTCAAAAAGAGCCATGGTCTGTTTGATAGCGATGTTGTCGCTGGCCATGTTTGGAAATTATTGGAAAATAAAGGAGCAAGCTCATGAACTGGGGCAGTATCAAAACTATTGTTGGTGCATCAGCACCGATGCTTGGCACCTTACTTGGTGGCCCGGCTGGTGGCGTTGTCGGCGGCATGATATCCAGCGCACTCGGAGTTGAAAACTCACCAAGCGCCATTGAGAGCATTCTCACGACAAATCCCGATTCAGCGGTAAAGCTGAAACAACTTGAACTTGACAACAAAGCAGACCTTGAACGCATGGCGCTGGACTATGGCAAGACTGCCATTAGCCAGGTCAACGCCACCATGCGCATGGAAGCTCAGTCAGACCATTGGTGGACGTCCAGCTGGCGACCATTCTGGGGTTATGTCACAGCCCTTG